GTGTTGGTCCTGCTACTGTAGACCGTGAGCAACTGGCTTAATAGCTAGTTGATGCAGGGAGGGGCTTAACCGCCTCTCCCTTTTATTGTTTAAAAATTATGTCTACATTTATTTCTTTAACAAATGAATTGCTGCGAAGAATGGGTGAGGTTGTTTTAGACACCACCGAATTCGCTGGAGCTAGGAACATTCAAGCTCTAGCCAAGAATGCTATCAATTCATCTATTAGAGAATTGATGCATGGTGCTCAAGAATGGCCCTTTGCTCTTACTACTTATACACAAACAATGACAGTGGGTACGGGAACATATTCCTTCCCTTCTGATTTGTCTAGTGTTGACTGGGAAAGTTTCTATCTTAAGCAGCTAACAGCAGCAAACAATGATCCGGCTCGTTTACCTGTTCTTACATATGTTGACTACTTAGACAACTATCGTCCCGGTGAAGATGTAAATGGCACTGGAGGCCGTGGTCCTTCTATTGCTGTTTATCAAACACAAGAAGCTAAGTTTGGTGTCACTCCGAAACCAGATCAGGCTTATGAGATTGAGTATAAGTATTGGTCTTTTCCTGCTGCCCTGTCTGCTGATACAGACGTAGCTATTATTCCTGATAGGTTTAATGGTGTGTTGCTTGATGGTGCTATGTTTAATATGCTTATGTTTAGATCTAATGAACAAGGCGCAACCATGTATAAAGAGAAGTTTGATCTAGGTATTAGAACAATGCGTAGGCTTTTATTAGATGAGCCTTTGTATATGCGTTCAACAATGATTGTTAAGCCATCCTTTAATCCAAGAGTGTTTTAATGGCAGACAGAATTAGTGGCTTTAAGGTTTCATGTATTGGTGGAATGAACACCAATAGGGATGTACTATCTCAAGGTGAGATGTATCCCGGCTCAGCCACACAGCTTATTAATTATGAGCCAGCTATTACTGGTGGTTATAGACGGATTAGTGGATATGCTAATAGCTATGGAACTGTAACTGGAACAGGTAGTGTTCTTGGTGTGTTTGTAGCCGAGGGTTTGAATGATGGCATCTTTGCTTGTCGCAAACCTTCTTCTGGTACAAACTACTTTTATAGGTGGGTAAATTCTTCATCTACTTGGGTAGCAATTACAACTCCCGGAACTGTTACAATGGTGGGAGTTAAGAAGGTTAGGTTTACTAGATTTAATTGGAGTGCTCCTAAGTTTGCATTAACTGATGGAATCAATCCGGCTGCTGTGTATGATGGAACTACATATACACAGATTACAGATGCTAATGCTCCTAATAGTCCTAAGTATTCTGCTGCCTTTAAGAATCATTTATTCTTAGCTGGTGATACAACAGATCCTTATAACTTATATGTTTCTTCTCCACTAAGTGAGACAAACTTTAATCCAGCTAATGGTGCTGCTGTTATTAATGTAGGCTTTGAGATTGTTCAGATTAAACAGTTTAGAGATACGCTGTACATCTTTGGTAAGAATGCCATTAAGAGTTTGACAGGCACTAACATAGCTGACTTTGTGGTTGGCGAAGTGACTACAAATTTAGGTTGTGTTGTTCCTGATAGTGTGGTAGAACTTGGTGGTAGCTTAATATTCTTAGGGCCAGATGGGTTTAGACCAATATCAGGTACAAATAAAATTAATGATGTTGAGTTGGAAACAATTTCAAAACAAATTCAATTCACCATTACAGCAATCTTACAAGAAATGGTGGCTGGTTCTATTGATCCAGAAACATTAAGCTCTGTAGTTATTCGTAAGAAGTCACAGTTTAGGTTGTTTCTTCCATCAGACGGAACTTTTGGTTTGTTAGGTGGTCTGAGAGCTGGTGAAAATGGTGTAGCTTTTGAGTTTAGTCAACTCTTTGATTTTTCAGCTACTTGCGCTTCCAGTGGGTACATAGGAATAAATGAGGTTGTTATTCATGGTGATGCTGCTGGTAAGGTACATCAACAAGAAACAGGTAGTTCTTTTAATTCTTCTACAATTTTAAGTATCTATCAAACACCTTATTATTATTTCCAAGATCCTACTATTAGAAAGAACTTTTATAATTTCACTACCTTCTTGCGTAGTGAAGGAAGCTCTACTATTAGTCTAGGTGTTAGCTATGACTTTGATGATAGTCAGAATGTGTTTAATCCTGCTAACTATACGATGACAACAACAGGTGCAGCAGCTTATTATAACGAAGCTGTTTATGATGCTGCTGCAATTTACGATGGTAATCCATCACCAGTTGAGAAAGTAAATATTGAAGGCTCTGGATTCTCCATTGCTTTCAAATATGTGACTAATGATACAAATGCTAGTCATACAATTCAGGGCTTGGTCTTGAATTATTCAATGAATGACAGACGCTAAGGGGAAACTAAATGGCAGGTTATGTAAGACAGTCGGCTGCTGATATTGTACCAACGGGCGTAGTTCGTGCGGCTCCAATTAACAATGAGCTTAATGCTCTGCGTGATGCCTTTGTTGCTAATGGTGGTCATAGACATGATGGCACTGCGGCTGAAGGACATCCTGTTCCCGTTATTGGAGATGCTGACTTATTAAATAAGATTGCTACTGATACAGCTAACAATCGACACGGTGTGTTTGTTGAGGTAGGGGCTGCTGCTGTTGAGCAGGTACGCTTCCAAGACGGAGCTATTGTTCCAGTAACAGACAACGATGTTGACTTAGGTACAAGTGCTCTTGAGTTTAAAGACTTATACATTGATGGCACAGCCAACATTGACAGCTTAGTAGCTGACACTGCTGACATTAATGGTGGCACAGTTGATTCAGCAGTTATTGGTGCAACTACACCAGCAGCAGCCACTGTAACAAACTTAACAGTTAATACAGCAGCAACTATTGCTTCTGCTGACATAAATGCAGGCACTATTGATGGTACTGTTATTGGTGGAGCTGCTGCTTTAGCCATCACAGGCACTACAGTTACTGCCACCACAGGATTTGTTGGTGGACTTACTGGTAACATTGTTGGTAATGTCACTGGTAACTTAACAGGCAATGTAGTTGGTAATGTAACAGGTAATTTAACTGGTAATGTTACAGCCTCTACAGGCACATCAACATTCAACGATGTCACCATCAATGGTGGTTTGAACATGGATGCAGCCACTGCTGCTACCATTACCAACTTAACCTCTCCTACAAATTCTGGCGATGCAGCTACCAAAGGCTATGTTGACACAGCAGATGCGCTTAAGCTAAATCTGTCTGGTGGCACAATGTCTGGTGTTATTGCTATGGGTACTAGCAAGATCACTGGACTAGGTGATCCAACACTTGCACAAGATGCAGCTACTAAAACTTATGTTGATACTTCTATCAGCAACTTAGTAGCTGCTGCTCCCGGAGCGTTAGACACTCTAGATGAACTTGCTGCTGCCTTGGGCGATGATGCCAACTTTGCCACCACAGTTACCAATTCCATTGCAACTAAACTAGCACTTGCTGGTGGCACTATGAGTGGTGCTATTGCAATGGGTACTAGTAAAATTACTGGTTTAGGAAATCCAACTCTTGCACAAGATGCAGCTACTAAAACTTATGTTGATACAGCAGATGCATTAAAATTAGATCTTGCTGGCGGCACTATGAGTGGTGCTATTGCTATGGGTACTTCTAAGATTACAGGTCTTGGCAACCCCACAGCAAATCAAGACGCTGCTACTAAAACCTATGTAGACACTGCTGATGCATTGAAGCTGTCCTTAACAGGTGGCACAATGTCTGGAGCCATTGCGATGGGTACTTCCAAGATTACAGGAATGGGAGATCCCACCGCAAATCAAGACGCTGCCACTAAAGTTTATGTTGATGGCATCTTAGGCTCTGCAACTTCTGCTGCTGCCTCCGCTTCTGCTGCAGCTACCTCTGCTTCTAATGCATCTACAAGTGCAAGCAATGCATCTACATCAGCATCTAATGCTTCTAGCTCTGCCTCTGCTGCTTCTACATCAGCTACCAATGCTGCTGCCAGCTATGACTCTTTTGATGATCGTTATTTAGGCCCACACGCAACAGCCCCTACATTAGACAATGATGGTAATGCTTTATTAACTGGTGCATTGTATTGGAACAGCACATCTAATAACTTGTTTGTATGGACTGGCTCAGCATGGACTAGCGCAGCTTTTACTGTTGGTAGCTTTGCTACTTTGACAGGCACTGAAACCCTAACAAACAAAACTCTTACAAGTCCAATATTAACAACCCCTCAGTTGGGTACTCCCTCTAGTGGTACTGTAACAAATTTAACTGGTACAGCCTCTATTAACATCAATGGTACTGTGGGTGCTACTACAGCATCTACTGGTGCTTTTACTACCTTAACCACAACAGGAACAATTAACTTGTTGACTGTAGGTCGTGGTGCAGGTGCTGTGGCTACCAATACTGCGGTGGGTGCTAGTGCTTTATCGGTTAATACAAGTGGCGCAAATAGCACCGCAGTAGGGTATCAAGCACTCCAAGCCAGTATTACTTCAAATAATAACACCGCTGTAGGTTATAGGGCTCTTTACCTCAACACAACAAATTACAACACCGCTATAGGTTATCAGGCGGGAACTGCAAATACGTCAGGTCGTATTGACGCCTTTGGTGGGGCTGTTCTTGCGGCTAACACAACAGGTTTAGCAAACGTAGGTATGGGCGGCAGTTATAGTGACACCACTAGCGCCGCTTTGGGAGCAAACACAACGGGTAGTTTTAACGTTGGTATTGGGCAAGCCGCACTTGGCGCAAACACCACAGCGTCACAAAACACGGCAGTAGGTTATCAAGCAGGGAATAGCAACACCACATCATCAGGAAACACTTTGGTAGGCTATCAGGCTGGATACTCTAATACGACATCAGATGTAACTGCTATTGGGCAATTTGCACTGTACACAAACACAACAGGGTACAACACCGCAGTAGGCTCAAATGTTTTACGGTTCAATACAACAGGTTCTGGTAACGCAGGTTTTGGCGGTATTTACCAAGGCGTTGTTACTGGGGCGTTAAACGCCAACACAACTGGAAATAGCAATGCGGCTTTTGGCCCCGGAGCATTAGCAAGCAATACAACTGGCTCTAGCAACATTGCCGTAGGCCAACAAGCACTTGTAGCTAACACTACAGCAAGTGAAAACGTAGCAGTAGGTTATCAAGCCGGATTCTCAAATACCACTCAAGGTTGTTTAACCGCTGTTGGACACCAAGCTGGT